CCTGGTTTCCCATCTATCCTTTCTTACTTCATTTGTTATTGAGGTATTATTATATGAATCGTTGCAGCTGGTCCGCGCCCAACTCGGTCAGAGCGCCTTCCCAGGGGCGCTCATCGCGTCGGTGCTCTTTACGTCGCTACGTCGAATTCATTTGTTTCTATTGTACCAGTTATATTTTTGTTTGCTCTTTTGGCCTCTTCCTGGAAGATGTTACGAGTGTGCTCTCGCCCTTGTTATAAGGGATTTATATATAAAATAATAAACAAATATAATAAAGTATAACAAATATTATTATGAGAATCTACTTTTCTTAGGCGGATCAACTAAAGCTGGATGAGTATCTAACATATCTTTCGTATTATAAGTGAAGGTATTAAATTCGTCTGTGGAGACTTTACGCGCCGGTAACACAGAAGATTGGTCTAAGTTCGGCCAAACTATACTCTGTGGTCCCGTCGTTGCTAATGGAATGTTAGCATTGGCTATGGGAAACCCTTCGTTATCAAGGGGGATTATAGTGTAGTCGACCGTTACATTGCCGGTGCCAACTAAGGCATCAACTCTGCCACGCAATCCTACCTGCCAATCATTTCCCACGCCTCTTTGCTGTAAACCATTTATTAAACTACCATCATTGGGCGCGACAACATATTGTTCTACTATATCTCTAGGAGCTGTAGCAAAACTAGTGCCTGCCGATTGTTGAAACATATTACTGGGACGACCTATGCGGTTAATCAGGGTACTAGAGACATTAGCGTCCTCTACCACTGGCTGATTATCACACGGTGCTAAATTAAACATTGTTGTTAGATTCCTCTGTGCTGTTATCGCTCCCCACCTAGTCCAAAGTGTTATTAACAACCTCGTGGCAGTGTTAATATAAAAATACAAATTGTTTGTCGGATGTATCATAGCCAAAGGCTTGACAGCATCACCCACTATATTAGCTATATGTGAAGTCATGGCACCATTCTGGGCCAATACAAAAGATCCTGACTGTGCTGTACGTCGAGTAAGGGCGAGCGAAGCTCCAGTTTGAATTTGTGGCGTTCTGAGTCTAACCGTGTATTCCACGTATAACTCGCCTAAACTCACTGAAGCTGTACCCGTCCCTACCGTTGATACGAATAGCGTACCCATATCGTACGTCTTAATATCGTATGAACCTACTAAAGCTGCTGTCCTAACGTATCGCTCTGGGACCATCTTGGTTCTATCAATTGCACTACACACAAGTCTACTAGCCTGCCATGGAGATGAGCGAGTGGCTCCTTTGTAAGACATAATAGTTGTTTTATTAGCTGGGGCTGAGTCAGAGGCGTCAAAATCGACCGCCATCATAACAGAACCAGCTTGCGTAGTAGGAACCATGGGTTCGTAGATATAATCAAGACGCTCAAAAGTATAAGACTCAAACCGGCCAGCAACTTGCGAGAGCCATGGGAACGCGCTTGCCAGACCAGCATTGACAGCAATAGTATCGATAGTAAAAGTGTTAGAAGCCCTAGTAACGTCCTGGATATACTCACGATGAGTGACGACAACGCCCTCACGAGTCGTGCGAAGTTTAGGCGCATTAGTTCGGACTGTTCTTTGTTTAGCAATTGGAGCTGTTGTTGCTCCTTGTACCACGGGTTTGTTACCTAATTTACTACTACTAGTTTTCGATTTAGATTTTCGATTTTGTTTGGATTTCTGTTTATTCATTGTATGCTTATTGTTCTAAATTAATTCTTATGGAAAGTTTTATATCTAGTGATT